TGATAGAGTAACATCTGTACCTTATGATCCTACGTTAAAGGTATCTACCTTTTGGGATTTAGGAATGGCAGATAAAACTTCTATATGGTTCTGTCAGCAAAAAGGAACAGCAATACACCTTATAGACTACTTTGATGATAGTGGTGAGTCACTAGAATATTACGCTGGAGTTCTTGATAACAGAGGATATGTGTATGATACGCACTACCTACCACACGATGCAAGTGTAAGAGAAATCGGAACTGGTAAATCAAGAGTAGAGATCGCACAGAGTTTAGGTCTATCGACAAGCATTGTACCTAAAATGAGTGTCGAAGATGGAATTAACGCAGTCAGAATGACATTATCACGATGTTGGTTTGACTTTGAAAAGACAAAAGAAGGATTAGATGCCCTGAGACAGTATAAATGGGCTGTTGATGATAAGGGTGTAGCAAAAAATAGACCACAACACGATTGGACATCACATAGTGCAGACGCATTTCGCTATTTATGTACTGGATTACAAGAAACAAAGAACTGGTCAACACAAATTAATTATCCGAAGCTAGGAATTGTATAATGAAATTAACAAAAGAAAGATTAAAAGCACTTATATCGCAAGAGATTACAAACTCTCTTGGTTTTTATGGGGGTGAGTTATCTTCGCAACGTAAAAATGCACTCAAATTTTACTTAGGAGAGCCTCTCGGTAACGAAGTAGAAGGGCAATCACAAGTAAGATCACAAGATGTACTAGAAGTTGTTGAAAGCATACTACCTAGTATGATGAGAATCTTTACACAGGGCGAAAGTATCGTCAGATTTGAACCTCAAAAGCCTGAAGATGTTGCTTACGCAGAACAATCATCAGATTATATCAATCATATCTTCAACAAAGATAATAATGGCTATCAAATCTTGCACACAATGTTTAAAGATGCCCTTATTTCTAAAAATGGCTTTGTAAAATACTACTGGAAAACAGATAAAGAGCAAAAACAAGAGTCGTATGAGAATTTAACGACTGCTGAGTACCAAGCAATACTTGCAGATACTGAAATAGAGGTAGTTGAAGTCGAAGATACAGCAACTGACTTAGATATTGATAATCAAGACTTTACGGAACAGACTTATAACGTCACAGTTAAGCGTGTGAAAGAATATGGTCGTGTTTGTATTGAGAATGTAGCACCTGAAAGTATTTTAGTTAGTAAAACAGCAAACAGTTTAGAAGATTGTAACTTTATTGGACAAAGAGTTTTTAAAACAAGATCAGAATTAATTAGTATGGGCTTTGACAAGAAGATTGTCAATGAACTACCAGTAGCTGATGAAGAAATTTATAACACAGAGGCTGTTACAAGAAGATCGTATGACGATGAGACGATGCCTCAAGAATATCAAAACATTGATCCTTTACTGACACGAGTATCAGTCATTGATTGCTACATGAAGTGTGATTATGATAACGATGGAATTGCAGAACTAAGACACATTGTTGTGGGTGGATCAGCACCCAATGCTTATCACATCTTAGAGAATGAACCGATAGAGCAAATACCTTTTGCGATGGTCACAGCTATCCCAATGCCACACAGGTTTTATGGTTTATCTATCTATGATTTAATTGGCGATGTGCAAGAGATTAAGACTACCCTCCTAAGGCAAACTCTTAATAACGCCTATCTACAAAACAATGCTCGTACAGTTGTAGTAGATGGACAAGCAAACATAGACGATCTCCTTACTTCTAGAGCTGGGGGGATAGTACGAGTTAAGTCTCCCAACGCAGTCACCCCCCTAGCTTCACCAAACTTCATGAGTCAAGGATTAGCGATGTTAGACAAAGTAGATAATATTCGTGAGTCACGATCAGGTGTATCAAAAGTCCAAATGGGTTTAGATGCCGATCAGATTAACAAATCACATACAACTGCAAGTAGTACCAATGTGATGATGAACGCATCGACACAACGAATTGAACTCTATGCAAGAAACTTTAGTGAAGGTATCAAAAGAATGTTTCAAGGTATCTTGACATTAGTTTGTAAGTACCAAGATCAAGAAAGAATTATTAAGTTAAGAAATAAATTTGTACCGATGAATCCTAGAGAGTGGGTAGATCGTTACAACGCAACAGTACAAGTTGGACTAGGTACAGGATCACAAGATCAACGACTAGAAGTCTTAGGTCGTGTTTTAGCAGTACAAGAAAAACTAATCGGTGCTGGTGGTATGGGTATTGTCGATCCTCAAAAGATTTATAACACCCTAGAGAAATATTTAGAAAACGCTGGTTACAAAGATGCTTCTCAGTTCTTTAACAACCCAGCAACGATGCCACCCCCTCCCCCTAAACCACAACAACCTGATCCTACAATGCAATTAGCTCAAGCAGAACAACAAAGACTAAGAGCAAAAGATCAAGCAGACTTACAATTAAAAGCAAGAAAACAACAATCAGACGAAATTTATAAAACTGAAAAAATGAATTTAGATCAACAAAAATTAGCTACTGAAATTCTTAAACAAGAAGAAGGTAAGCAATTAGATAAAGAAAAATTAGCAACACAAATTTTAAAGGAAGGTATTAACTAATGGCATTTACACCATTTTTTCAAGGTACTGATGCACAAAATGTCATCAACAATTATTTAGGCACAAGCACTACAGCAACAACTCCTATGCAAACACAAGATATGAATGAGTTTGGTGTCTTTAGAAATCCTTATTCTCCTGAAGGTTTTTATGCTAATGAAACAGATGTAAACCCTAAACCTCCGTTTACTCCACCAGTCGCAGACGAAAATGGTAATCCACAATGTGATAACGCTAATGGTTATTATTATGATGTAGCTACAAATTCTTGTAAGTTAATTGAATCACAATCATCTAATAATGATAATGATGATGGTTTTGTTGATAATAGAACTGAAGATCAAAAAACTTATGATCGAATGGCAAGTGATGTTACTGATCCTTATGGTTCAAGTAATGAAATACAAAAATATTTTAATGAAGCAAAGTCAGACGCATCAATAAGTGGTGATAAGTATTATGATTTTGATCCAAGATTTAAAGCAAATACTCCTTTTATGGGATTAAATTTATTTGCACAAGGTTTAGACGCATTTACAGGTGGTCAAAATAGAAGAACAAATAGATTTAATACAGCAGTACAAACTATGTTAAATCAAACTGCTAACGACAAAATTTATGGTCAAGGTAATAATCCTTTTGCTTTCGGTACTATGGTTGGTGACAATACTTTAAGAATGTACTCTCCACAAAATTACTTAGATAGAGTGGGTAATCTTGCAGTAACAGGTAATCAAGGAAGCACAGTTAATGACTTGTTAAATAGTATGCAAGAAGCTGAAAATAGAAGAAATCAAGTTTATGATCCTCTTTCAGGTACAATGAGAGCGTCAAATGCAAGTAGTAGTGGTGCAAAGATAACTACTGATAATTCAGGACAAACAATAACTGGTAGTCCATTAAGAAATGCAGATGGCACAAGAAACAACACATCATATCAATCCGCAGTTGCAAAAAATATTGCAAGAAATATAGCAAATCAAGGAGTAAGTGGTTTTGACCAAAAGCTAGGTGGTTTTAATCGTGGCAGATAATGAAGTTAAAAGAAGCCAACAAGCAAAAGACATATTAGAAAATCCTATCTTTGTAGAAGCAGTACAAAAAGTTAGAACAGAGTTACACACTGAGTGGTTAAACTCTGACACAAAAGATTCAGAACAACGAGAGAACATCTTTGTCATGAGAAGAATGTTAGAAGTTGTCTTGATGCAAATACAATCAGTTATGGAAACAGGCAAGATTGTAAAAAAATAACAGGAGAAATATAAATGGCAGAACAACCAGTAATGGATTCTGTAACAGATACTCCTAGTGAATCTGTTGCACCAACGCCCAAACCTCTTAATTCACAAGGAGAGGTAGCTGATGCCCTGAAGAACTTACTTAATACGGAAGCCTCTAAGACTCAGGAAACAGCAAGTGAAGAATCAACAAAAGAGGTAAGCGACTCGGAAACGAATATCGAAGATACTTTTGACGATGATGAACTAATCGATCATATTGAAGATGAACAACCATCTGAAAGTAATCAGGAACTTTATAAAGTTGTTGTCGATGGACAAGAACAAGAAGTTACCCTTGATGAACTCACGAAAGGTTATTCTCGACAAAGTGATTATACTCGTAAAACCGAAAAACTGTCGCAAGACAGAAAGAGTGTAGAAGAATTAAAAAATGAATACACTAGGCAGAACGAGGAGGCTAAAATCAAAAGAGATCAATACGAACAACAACTTCATGTTTTATCTCAACACTTACAAACTAGTGAAGATAGTGTAGATTTAGATCAACTCTACAGAGATGATCCTGCTGAATATGTGAGAGCAAAAGCTGAACAAGATCGCAGAAAAGAATTACTACAGGCTTCTATAAAAGAGCAAGAAAGAATAAGATCTGAAAAACAAGAAGAACAGAGTAAAAATTACAATGTTTATCTTGAGCAACAGAAAATACTTCTTGCAGAGAAGTTGCCTATCTATGCTGACAAAGAAAAAGGTAGAGAGTTTGTTAAAAATTTAACAAATTACGCCAAAGATATTGGTTTTACAGATCAAGAAATCAATATGTTAGTAGATCATAGATCCGTTATTATGTTAGCCAATGCTTATCGTTACGATAAGTTAAAGAAAGCTAACCTGAAAAATAAAAAAGTAACAAAGGTATCTAAGGTCGTCAGTTCATCTAGTGGTAAAATTCAAGACGATAATGAAGTTGCAAAACGATTGAAATCTAAAAAAGCAAATCTTAGAAAGACAGGAAAAGTAAATGATGCTGTTTCTGTTTTACAAGAATTGTATTCTCAATAACAACAACATAGAAAGGAATAAGTAATGGCACAACCAACCAATACTTTTGATACCTATGATGGTGCAAACTCTATAAGAGAAGATTTAGCTGATGTAATTTATAATATTTCACCGACTGAAACTC